GAGTATTTTTTTGGCAAGGCTAACGACAACATACTGCCATATCGTAAAAAGAAAGGCGGTGAGACAAAATGACACGTCAGGATGCTATACATTTGCTCAAACTTCGTGAAAGGTACGCTTCTGGCAATGATAAAATCGCCCTACAAATGGGTATTGAGGCGTTAGAAACCCTGGATAAAAAAGAAAAGGAAGATGCCCGATCTGCTGAAAAGGCAAACGCCGTCCTTAAGAAAATGCTAAAAGAAGAAAGGTGGTGACACAATGACAAATAAACCTATCGTATCGGTCGTAATGGACCCGGGCCTTTTAAAGCAGGTGTCCGAATATCAGCACGGCAACATGATATCCTCGCAAAGCAAAGCTCTGACCGAACTAATTACCCTCGGTCTCGGCAAGGAACTGATAACCCGGTCTGAAAGGGATTGGCTTAAGCTGTTTGGGGAACTGAACGAAAGCGGAAGAGAATTGCTGGTCGATCTGGCTGACACATTCGCAAGGTCAAAGAAATATAAAAGAGAGCCGTAACAGCTCTCTTTTTTTTATGACTTAAGGACTTTCTCTATAATGGTCTTATACTCATCTATGTGCTCGCTCATGGCGTTTCTTATGAATCTGTTGGGTGCCATCCTCTGCGTGCCCTCGTGCACGTAGATGCCATATTCTACATTTGTGCCCACATATACCGCCTGATCTGAATAGCCTGCATCGCTCTGCATGGTCGGTGCCTGCCCAAAATATGCCCCGGTCGGTATCTCGCCGTTGGGGTTGTATCGGCTGGCATTGCTCCCCTGGTACGTGGTCTGTGCCGGGTAACCGCCTGCCATTGCGTGCGTAATGGAGTTACGCAGTAAACCCGTGTCCACACGTCTTGGGTTGTTCTCTATGTTTATCTTGGCGTTTCTCTCCATCCGTTGGCCGCATAATTCAAGGGCCGCCAGACACTTCCTGTGACATTCTGCGATTATCTCCTTGGTGTGGTCGTTTGTGACCTTTATCTCAAAACTTTCGGTCGCCATATAATCACCTCACGCATTGGCGTATTTTCTGTATTCTGCGCCGTAATGTGCTCTCATTACCTCTGCAATCTCATCCTGCTTGGTTATCGAATCTGAATGTTGCTTATAATGCCCCGCTTTCCAGTCCTCGTATGATATCCCGTTTAGGTCTTTGCCCATCTGACGCCCTGTAATGGAAGGATGGAGCGAATTGTTGAATCCCAATCCCTCTAAACATGATAGCAACGTGCATCTGCAATTATACACATTGGCGGGGTCTGCCCCTGGGTCTCCGGGGTAGTCTATCTCGCCGTAATCGTTCACAAAAGGCTCGTTCTCGGGGACCGTCTCGCCGTCCAGCTCTGCGTGCCAGTGACGTGTGCGGCCGTCAAGCGTTGCCATCCATTGTTTCAAAACCTTAATGCCGAACTCTTCGCCTATCTCGTTGGCTCTGCGTATCGAATCCTGACGCCCTGCGTTCTGAACCCCGGTAGCCATCGTCCTTGCGTTCCTGATCGCCGCCTTGCGGTCGCTCTCGCCTACGGTCTTGGCAAGCCTTGAAGCCATCTTTGGTATGCTCTCGCCCTGCAATATTGACTGCATCATAACCGACTGAATCTGTTGTCGGTCCCACGCTTTCTGTTTGCCCATTGCGATAAGCCTTGAAGTCCTTACGCCCGGACTATGCCAGAACTGCCCATCCTTAAACAGAACCGCTATAGCATCACGTGAGTACAGAGTGAATGACTGCCCTAACTTCCAATCTGACATAGCATCTGCCATATACATCATGTAAGTGAAATTCTCCGAATAAATCCCCGGCATGAAACCATACGCTATTGACCTCGCCATCTGTGAAGCGTGCGCCAGATCATCAGCGATTGAATCTCTCATCTCTGCCCATCTCTGACCTACGATTAACTGACCTAACCGCCACTGGTTATATTCCTCTTGGGTTATCAGACCTTTCGCAACCGCTTTCCGCTTTAGTGCGTCCTTTGCCTGAAACCGCCGCAAATAATCATCCAGTTTTTCCTGTATCTCTTTCTCGGCTTTGGCATATTCCTCTGTAATCAGCTTCTCTATCTCTTTTATCCTACGCTCTGTGTCATTGTGCGCCCAATCCATCAAATCGCCTCATTCTGCCCTTGTCCGGGTGTGGTGGGTGTATTCCCCTCTCCCATCATTTCAGCCTCTTCCTGTGCCCTTGCAAGCTCATCTGCGGCCATTTGTTCAAGGATATCGTCAGCCTTATCGCCATCGCCTAATAATTCAAGGATTTTCCTTGTTGTGTAGTCCTGCGGTAAGAACTGCGCCGCCTGAATCACCAACTGCATCTCTTCCTGATTATTGACAATCACTGATCTGGTAAAGGTCGGCTTATCCTCTATGCCTGCAATCTCACATAGTTTCTGTAAGAAGTCCCTTATACAATACTCGTACTGGTCTGCCTTTGAATTTAACGGCTCGTATGCGGCCTTGATCTGGGTCGCTGTCACTGCCCCACCCTCGATAGCCTTAACATCCAACGCCATTGCATCATCGTAAAGGTCTGTCCTTAATTTGAGTAACAACGCTTCTCTCGACTGATAAGGTGCTTCTAACTGGTGCGGTTGTACGTTTGCGGTATCTGTTGCGGCCGCATGGAGAGTTTTCAGCTTCTCCAAAAACTCTGCCATGTCCACATCATCCATTCCGCCTGCGTTCTGCAATGTCCAGTAAATCAGACTTCCTTCATCTACATTGTTCGCATAACCGCTCTTGATAAGGTCGTAGCAGTCTATTTGCTCCCTTATGCCCACAAGCTCGCTCTGGTGTGCGGGGTTGCCCCATAGGGGTATGATCGGGAAACCGGGGTAGTTTTCCCCGTCGTAAATCTCTTCGCCGTCTGCAATGCTTGTACGTGTCTTTACAATGTACTTTCTCTTGGCGTGCAATTCCTGACCCTCGTATTTGCCAGTATTCTCACGCTTGTTCCATATGTAATCGGTATAGCCGTCCTCTTCGTATAACGTGCCCCTTAAAGGCTTGCCCGTGTCTATCTGCCAGAACCTCACGCCTGCCCGTAATGCGCCGTTCTCTTCGTCATAGAGTGGTGCAAACTCGGTCACGCCGAATCCCTCGATATGGTCTTTATTGAAGAAACCAAACGCTACACCGCCGATTAATGCCTTTTTGCCTAACCTCTGCATCTGAATGTCGAAATCATCACCGCCCAGCTTCTTCTTGGTCTCTTCTTTCTCAAAAGTAACGCCGTTGCCCAATAAATACTGGTTTTCCTGCGTTATGAATCGGTTAAAGAACTTCGATGCCATCTTGAAGTTGGCACTCCAGTTGTCCGGGACCGTGTTTCCCGTAACGTCATATAGCAGTTTCTGAAATTCCAGGATAGTCCTGTTTTTGTGGCGGTCGTATTCATCTGCAATCTGCGCCGTTTCGTAAAGCTCTGTGTTCTTGTGTTCGTAAATCAAGGCATAAGCAAATTCCATCTTTGCCTTATCATCATCCTTTACTTTCTCGTAATCCTGATAGGTGAGCATCTTATCCCCTTTCCGCTACACGCTTTGCTACTGCGATGTGCGTTGTCTTTACAAAATAACGAATCATATCGCAAGCATGGTCTTTCTCTTTCTTTGGCTTATCCTCTACTGACTTATCATCCCATACATAACCGCCTAACTCCCCTATGGTGTACTTGCATGATGAAAGAATCTTAATCTTTCCACTCTGCATGGCTCTCGCAGTCTCCATGATGCCGTTTATAACATCGTTGTCGGCTGGTAGCACTCGTGCCCAGTCTGCCTTGCCCAACAAGGCTATAAACGATGCGGCCGACGGGTCTATGAACGTCTTAATCTTACGCTGGACCATACCACCGCCCAATACTGACCGAACCGGGTTAGCACTCTGAATCTCCCACGCTTCTCGTATCCATTTCTTTAGGTCGTCTGCATAGTCCTGATCTGTCTTTGTCGTGCCCTTATCACGTCCCGAATAGTAGTATTCCTTTGCTAAATACCATACATCGCCTATGTGTGCCCACAAGCCTGCCGCAAATGCATTCATCGTTCCATAATCGATTGATACCATAAACTCCTGTATAGGCTTTAATTTGCCGTTTTCGTCCTTTGGCAGTGAATCGACTATACAATCCCTATACATGGGATAAATAATGCCCTCTGCAAGTGTCCACAAGCCTAATATGAACCTCTCATAGAATACGCCCACGTACTCCTTCTTGATATTGTCCACATAGTCCTGCGGAAGAGTTGTGTTATCGTCCAAAAGGAACTTCACATCCAAAAAGTCCAGATCGTTTGCCCTATCGATGTACTTCACTTTCAGCCAATGGCTCGGCGCGTCCGGGTTTGTGGTCGCAATCAGCTTGGCTCCCGGCATACGCAAACGTGATAACAACATGGCAAAAAAGTCCTCTGGGAACTGCGTTAACTCATCACAGTACGCTCCCTGCAATGTCAGACCTCGTATCTTGCCCTCACTTCGTATATCGTTTGCTCCCTCTAAAAGAACCTTGCGGCCGAATAGCTGACCCTCTTTCCCCGGTATGCTAAAAGAGAAATTGCTTTCCCCTACCAATTCCTGCAATAAGAGCAAACAGTTTCTCTTTAAGGTCGTTAACGACTTCGCACACATCATATATAAGCCGTCAATAGGCATGGTCTTTACCCAAAACGCCCACAACACAAGACTTATCCATGTCTTTCCGCTTGAAACGCTCCCCTCTAACAGATTGATACGTTTAAGGTTGTTCGTCTGCCAGAGATACATCAACGCCCTTTGCTTCTTTGTGTAAATCATCCAACGGCTCCTTCAATCCATCTATCAAATCAGCCAGCTTGCCATCTGCGCTCGCTTCGACTTTCACATGGTCGCTCATACCAAGGAAATTCTTTGCAAGGAATATCTGCAAAGTGGTGTTGCCATCTTGGGCAGTTTCCCACATTGTGCGCCTCAAAGACACTCTTCCATTGCCTCTTTTTGCCTTGTAAACAACGG